TGGACGCCTGATAGGGTTGAAAATGCAAAGATGGCAGCTGGATTGATGCCTGTTGTTGGTGATGTCATTTCCGGATATGACGTTGCAGATGCCTTGTCTAAGGGTGAACTTGGCGAAGCAGGTCTGTCCGCTATTGGCCTATTGCCGTTTGTACCTGGTGTTACATCAAAGGCGACAAAGGGCATGGCAAAACCACCTCGCATGAGCAAGGCGGATGCAGAGGCTGCAGGGTATTGGCACCCAATTGGCGGCGGGAAGAAACTCCCAATCCCAATCAGCGAGATGTCTGCAGAGCGCGAGCCTGTTCGCGGACTGATGGACAAAATCATTGCTAACCCAGAATCAATGCAAGGTGGATCGATCATCCCCTTGACTGGTGACCGCTCAATCGCCGGACAGAACCGGCTTGGCATCGGTGGAACAAGATTTGAGACACCTGTATACCTTGAGGGTGGCTACGACTTCATGCGCACACACTCCCCAGAAGGTACTGTGTGGGCATCAGAGCTTGGACGCTCTCGTGCCATTCAAAACAGAGTAGACAGGGCAGCAAACGAACTTGGCGGCAATGTGTACGGCGTGTACTCTGCCATGGGGCCTGAGTCAATGAACTTCAACGTCATGATGGCCGACTCATTGCTTGAACAGATCAAGGCTGGGAAGCTGACAAAAAAGGCAATCAACGCGTTTGACAAAGAAGTCCGCAAGCTGCGTCCAGAATGGCGCGGCGTCATGTCACCTGACGCACGCTTGCAGCTTGAATCAAATGGAGCACTCAGGCATGCATTCGTTGATCGAATGAAGCTCGATGAGTTCCAAGATGCGGGGTTCCCAAACATTGCATATACACGCTACGCAATCACAGACCCACTTCTACTCAATGAGCCAATGTATTCCAGTGGCCTTGCAATCAGCAGAATGTCTCCTGGATCTGATCTGGTTACAAACCCAATCACGCCTCACAAAACATACAACACCCAGCTGCGTGGCGAATATGTTGGCGGACTCGAGAAGTCAGTTCCAATGAGCGTGATGTTTCCAGACTGGTACAAAGAACGAAGATTGATGGGGGCACCAATCTCTGGTGACGTCAGATCGTTTGACCTTGCACGGCCAATTCAGCAGACAAACCAAGAGTGGCTTGATGGCCTCATGAATTACATTCTGAGGCAACAATCTCCCTGAGCTTTGTCATGATGAGCTCGATCCTGAGCTCTGTTTCAAGTTTGAACTGGCGCGGCTCATCCTGCTCTGACTCGACCGCGCTCTCAATGAACAACTGCATGTCTGCAAGCCATTCGTTTTTTTGATCTTCTGTCATCTCTTCACCCCAAAAAACGCAGCTGTGAGCGGGTCAACTTTTAACTTCCTGCGCAGCTGCCGACGTCTAGCCATTGCGAAGTCACGCTCCTCGACTGAAACTCGAGCCCTGTACATGCGCACCTTCTCAAGCGCGGTGAGTGGCGCTGGCTTGTCCACATCAACGCCAACACCAAGAGCGTAGATCGGTCGCATTGGGCCAACACCGCGCTGCCAGCCTGTGATGTACACCAGGCCCTTGCGGTGCAGGTGCAGGAGCATCCTCGCTGCCGTGCGGCGGTGGCAGAACACGATCGCAGCCAGCTCCCGCGCACAAACAGAACGGCCCTGCAGCACCTCCATGGTCGCCAGCAAGACCCTTGGCGTCATTTCACTTCGCCCCTGTAACGCTTTGGCACAACCAACCCAGTGCCCATAAGAGACGGCAGCTTGTACGCGTCCATGGCGCCAATGCGCCCCGTGTAGTCCTTGAGCTCGTCACCCTTGTATGGCTGCGGCTTCATGTCCATGATTTTCGGCACTGGGAGCCTGAAGTCGTTCATGTTTATCGTTGGCTTGAATGGTCTTTGCATGATGGTGTTACTGTCTCGGACGTCAATATAAAACAAAATGCAGCCGGTGTTTCACGGCTGCAAAAACTTACTCTGAGTCTGTCTTGTTGGCCTCTGCCTGATCGCCAAGGAATCGGATCACTGCGTACCGGATGAGGCTTGCGACGCTCATTCCCATGGCGTCGGCCATCTCAACCAGCTGCTGTGCGTGCGACTCGCTGATGCGTGTGGCAAAGGTCACTGACTTTTCTTTCACCAATCATCTCCTGATGTCAAGGACTCATCAAAACTCTTGGCGGCTGACGATCCACCGCCCAGACCGAAGTCGGACGCTGCGGTCGGGCGTGTGCCGCCAAGTGGGTCACCCTTTTGCAGCAACAGGATGTTGTTCAGTCCGAACGACACGCCATTGTTGCCAGCCTGCGAATAAGCATATGCGTTCAGTGACACGCGGCCAAAGTCACCGGAGACGATGTCCTGGGCGCCGATCAGGTCGTGGCCATGGGCATCAACCGCGCCAGGCTTTGCGGAGCTCTTGGCGTTGAAGAAGTAGCAGCCTGCGTATTCTTGGCCCAAAGGCGATCCGTCCTGCTTGGTCTCTGTGTCACCGTCGCGCAGTGGGTTGCGCACGTTCTTGGGGATCTTGTCGCCAAACTTGGCGGCAAGTGCGGCCTTGGCTGCAGCCTTCAATGCGCTGACGGTTTCTGTGTCGGACTTGGGCACCAGCACCTGTGTGCTGAACTCGTCCTTACCAGACAGCTCGTTCTTGCGGGCAGCAAGGGCGTTGAAGTAACTGAACCGAACTCGGCCTGTAACAACTCGTGTAGACATTTTGCGTTTCCTTCGTTTAAAACGTGTTCACCATCAACTTGATGGCGGTATCATTATGGCACACTTTGCAACACTTCAACACACTTCGACATGAAACTTTTACGCCACCAAGAAGAATCCAAGCAGTTTTTGTTGCAAAAGAAGCGGGGAATACTGGCCGACCAGCCGAGGGTGGGCAAGACTCTGCCGACGGCGGCTGCGGCCATCGAGCACCTGCCAGCGCTGGTCGTGTGCCCGGCTATCGCAAAGAACGTGTGGGCTACGGCGGTCAACAAGCTCAACCCTGACGTGCCCATCTTGATTGTCAACAGCAAGGCGGCAGCGGCAGGCTTGACCAAGCAGCCCGGTGTCACCATCGTGAACTACGACCTGCTGCAGTACCTACCAGAGAAAGCCTCGTTCGAGACGCTGGTCCTTGACGAGTGCCACCGGGTCAAGAACCCCAAGGCGGCAAGGACCAAGGCGGCTCTGAAGCTGATGAAGGCATGCAAGCGGGTATACGCCCTGTCTGGCACTCCAATACCGAACAGGCCCATTGAGCTGTGGCCCATCCTGCACGGTCTTGGCATCTACCGCGGCGGCTGGTACGACTTTGCGGCCAGGTACGCCAAGATGTGGCAGGCGCCTTGGGGCCTTGACACCAGCGGAGCAAGCAACATCCCAGAGCTCAAGGCACTCATGAAGCCCCACGTCCTGCGACGCAAAAAAGAGGACGTGTTCAAGGACTACAAGGAGCCGCAGGTCTCGCTGATCACCTTCGACCTGCCGGTGGACAAGCGGGAGAAGCAGTTCGACGTTGACGCCCTGGTGCGCAACCCCGACGCCATGCTCAACTTCGAGGGCCTGGCAGAGATCATGCGCGAGGCGGGGGAGAAGAAGGTCGCGCCAGCTGCCGAGTTCGTTGACGACCTGCTGCAGTCAGGTGAGCCGGTGGTCCTGTTCGTCCACCACAAGGACGTGGCCGCACGTTTGATGGACGAGCTAAAGGCCCACAAGCCGGTCATGATCATCGGAGACACGCCCGCGAAGGCCCGCCAAAAGGCCCTGGATGACTTTCAGTCGGGTAAGACTAGGCTCATCATTGGCAACATCGCGGCGATGTCTGAGGGCGTGGATTTAAGCGCCGCTGACACCATCGTGTTCGCCGAGTGCACGTGGTCCACCAGCGCACTGGAGCAGGCATCAAGCCGGGTTGAAAACGTCAACAAGAACGGCGTGCAGCCACTTATCTACATCCTCACCATCCGCGCCAGCTTGGACCACGAGGTGCTGGCTCGGGTGCTCAAGAAGCAGAACATCGTGAGCCAAATCATCTAAAACCCCACACTTTTGTCGGGATTGAAAATAACGCTTGATTGTTACCGGAAACGCAGGCACAATGAAGTCCTCAGCAACACAAACGGAGAAACGAAATGAACAACATCCAAAACGCAAACCTGACAGCCGAAGAAATCGACCAGTTGGAGTGGGCCGCTTACGAAGAGGCTTGCGAAGACGAGCAGTGGGAGCGTGAGCAAGCTCAAGTTCGTTGGGCTGAAGCTGGTGGCTACCGCGCTGGTCTTTCACGTCCTGCACATTAAACCAACCAGGGGCCTCGGCCCCTTCAACGGAGCACCGCCATGGACGAATACATCAACGCCCTCAAGAAGTTCGACTGGTACTACCTGTTCAGCGACGATCACCGCGTCTACAACGCAGGTGAGGAGGCATCGAAAGAGCTTGAGCTGATGCAAAAGTTACACGACCCAGACTTCCAAATCTGGAACCAGCACGCCCCCAAAGATTGCAGGGTCAACCCATGACCACATCCACCCACCGAGTCCAAGCCCTGCGCCAGCGCCGAAAGCAAGACGGCCTGGTCAGGGTCGAGATGTACCTCACGCCAGAGATGGCCAAGGCCGTCAAAGAGTTTGTCAACAAGATGAAGGACCAGTCCAAATGAGCAATCCAGCGTTACAATATAAACGTAAAGGAGCGCAATTATGGAAATCTGGAAGCCAGTTATCGATGTCGACGGGTACGAGATCAGCAACCTTGGCAACGTCCGCAGCGTTGACCGGGCCAAGATGATGCACAACCAATATGGCGGCATGAACGTGCGACGGCTCAAGGGCAAGCCGATTAAGGCACATAAGTTTCCCAACGGGTATGTTGGGGTGATGCTTGGACGCGGTAAGTGCAGACTCGTACACCGGCTTGTGGCCGCAGCTTTTATTGACGGCGACGCCACAAAGCAGGTCAACCATAAGAACGGGATCAGGGACGACAACCGCGCCGAGAACTTGGAGTGGGTGTCGTGCAGCGAAAACCACCGCCACAGCTACAAGTCTTTGCAGCGCAAGACGCACGCATGGACCAACCGCGTCGAGGTCGATGGCATGGCTTTCCCTAGCCAAAACGCAGCCGCCAGGTACCTTGGAGTGCATGGAGCGTCGGTGGCATCTGCACTCATACATGGCCACAAGGTGTGTGGCAAAACAGTCAAGTTAATCACAGGAGAAAGCAACTATGCAGCACCAAACACGTAAACACGCACGCCTGTCGGCATCGCGCATTGATCGCATCATGCGCTGCCCAGGTTCATATCGGTTGGAATCTCAGATGCCATACGAGCCACCAGGCGAGGCTGCAGAGCGCGGCACCGCGATCCATGAACTTGCCGAGAAGCTGCTGCGCGGTGAGGAAATCGACAACCCGGACGTGGACCATGACTACATCACCATGGCTAAGCAGTACGCCGATTTTGTCAACGGTTACTTTAGAGCACCGCGCAAGAAGCTAATTGAGGTCAACGTGGATGAAGGTCTGAAGTCCATCCATCTCGCACTTGGTGGCACCGCCGACGCTATTCTGGTTGAGGGCAACACACTTGCGTGCGTTGATCTCAAGACCGGGCGCATACCCGTTGACGCCAAGGACAACAAGCAGCTCATGACATATGCGCTTGGGGCCATGCGTCAGCTCAAGGCGCCGCTGACAATCGACGTGCATCTGGTGATCTTCCAGCCAGGTGTTGGCAACTCGGTTCACCAGATCTCGGGATTGGAGCTGCTGGAGCACGGCCTGCAGCTCAAGAAGGCCGCAGAGCTTGCGCTGTCACTTGACGCACCCACCAACCCGTCCACAGACGCATGCCGGTACTGCCGCGCAAAGACCATCTGCCCGTCAATCCGGCAGAAGGTGCAAGACGCCGCACGCAATGAGTTCAAGGCAGACACGTCCATCACCAGCGAGCTCATCGAGCTGGCGCAGCTCGCCGCCTCATGGGCAGAGTCAGTCATCGACACCGCAAAGCAGCAGCTCAGGGCGAACGTGCCAATCGATGGCTGGACGTTACGACCCGGACGAAAGACCATGTTTTGGAAGGACGAGGCGCTGGCCAAGGAGGCACTCAGGGGCAACGAACTGGCGTTCGACATCAAGAGCCCCTCAGCAATCAAGAAGCTTGGAATTGAAGTGGGCGCTGACCTCATCGGCGAAAAACATGCGGCTGAATCTCTTGTGAAACAAAAACCGCAAGCCTAGAATTAAGGCCCACAAGAAGAAATGCCCCGCACCAGCGATGAACCAGTGCGGGGCAATCACCCAACCATTGGAGAAACCATGGAGTCACCCGTGGCAAGCGAAATTCTACCCAACAACCCCACAAATTTGTCACACCACGCTGCCATGGCCGTTGCCGCTGCGGTGCCGTCAGCTCTCTTCTGTGGGTTCAATGTCATCACGCAGTCAGGTCGCCAGCGTAAGCAGCCCATGAGCCTCGTCGGCCCAGGTGTTGGCGCAGAGACGCCTACTAAGCACCTCGCAGACTTTGAGGAGCTGCACTGCTCCACGTCACCGCCGTCCAGCAGCCAGTTCTGGGGCGTGGTCATGCAAAAGCGCCAGTACATCAAGACCATCAACGGCAATGACTACGCACTGGTCATCCTCGACCTTGACACCAAGAACAGCCCAACCGCCAGGGACATACGCATCGACAGGCTGCTGCAGATCGCCACCAATAGAAACCTCATGATCGAGCGCAGCCACTCCCGCAAGGGTGGCCACGTCATCTTCCTCGCACCGGCAGACGAGTCCGCCCCGAAGAAGATCGACCTGTCAAACCACCAAGAGATTGAGATCTTCGGGCTCATCGGCAGCGCAGGCAAGTCGGTCATGCTCACAGGCGACAACCTGCGTGGCCAGATCCTCCCCATCAGCTCACTCAAGGAGCTGCTGAACGAGGCCGGTATCACCGACGACGTCATATTCCCACCGGCACCCATGAAGCAGCCAACGTCCCAGATCCCCAACCCGATCAACCCATCCAACGAGCTTGAGAAGGCCCAGGCGGCGCTCATGTACATCGACCCGGACATCGACTACGACCGATGGATCGAGATCGGCCAGGCCCTGCACAGCGCATTTGGCAACACCGGCAAGGACCTGTGGCTGTCATGGTCCAGCAGCGGGTCTAAGTTCAACGGCGAGAAAGACATCGACGTGCACTGGAAGTCGTTCCACCAGAACAAGGGCGTGAACATCGGGACCCTGTTCCACGTCGCCAAGGAGTACGGCTACACCACACCAACACCCAAGTCAGAGCGTAAGTCGGCCATCGAGGACTTCAACCTCAAGGTTGCACAAGGTGCACAGCAAACGCAACCCATAGGCAGCGGAGTTACCAATACGGACAAGCAGAGATTGTGGCGTGAGGTCGAGCTAGATCTCACAAAAATTAAGCCCATCGACTACCTCATTGACGGGTTCTTGGCTCACAGCCTGATGGTCCTGGCGGGCCAGCCGGGCACGGGCAAGACCACGGCCATGCTTGGCCTTTGCATGGTCGTGGCCGGGCTCAACCCACAAGACTGCGACCTCACTACGGAGTGCCCACGCAAAGTGATCTACGTCACGGAGGACGTGTCTCAGGTGCAGCTGTCCCTCTACAGCTACGCCAAGCACCACCAGATCGATCCACAAAAGATCACAGACATGATCAAGGTGATCGAGGCCAAGAGGTCTGAGCTGCCGGACATCTTGATGCTGGCCGACAACATCAACCAGCACACGTCAGACGGCGTCAGGCCGTACCTTGTGCTTGACACGGCCTCTGCGTGCTTTGACATCGAGGACGAGAACAACAACAGCGAGGTGGCCATCTACATGGAGGGGATCAAGCAGACGCTGTACAGCCAGATGCACACTCCCACCACGATCGTCACACACACCAACAAGATGATCTCCAAGTCGGATGACGCGGCCAAGGCCCGTGGCGCCTCTGCGTGGACTGGCAACGCCACCCTAACCGCCGTCCTGTTCATGGACGAGGAAGAGAACCGCTTCATGCGGCTGGACAAGCGCAGGTACAGCCCGCCCATCCTCGAGCTGCACTTCAACACCGTCATCCACAACGAGGTGACGGTCTCCAAGTACGGATCTCTTCAGGACGTCGTGTGCGTCACCGTGACGCCACAGGAGAGCTCCAAGCAGGAGCGGATGAAGAACACAGAGGCCAAGAGGTCAGAGGCGGCGTCACAACGCGCCATGGACAAGTCGGACCAGGCGTGCGTATACGTCCAGGCGGTCATCAATGAGCACCCAGAGGGGGTGATCATACGAAAGGGCAGCAACGTCCCAAAGCCAACAGAGGACCTGTCTGGATGCTTCGTATTGGACTGGGCAGACATCTACGACAACGTCCCAGGGGCCAACAAGGGGGAGATCAGGAGGTCAGTCGGGGCGGCCATATTCCAGAGGTTTGCACCAGGAGCTGCCAACAACAGTTGGGTGAAGTTGGGATGAAAAGTGAGTCGACCGGACCGACCGGACCTCGACCGGACCTCGACCGGACGTCCGTGCGGCCAATGCCGGAGCTGGCAGCTCCAATTCGGGGCCTCAAGCCCCGATTGGAGTGCCACGGATGGGGTCGAAAAGTACCCGAAATGGGGAAAGTTATCCACAGGTCGAGTCGACCGGACCGATTTCCATTTTCCTTTTGGGGTGGTCCGGTCGGTTTTGGGGTGGTTTGATTAAAAAATAGGCAGGTATTATGTTAAATAAATTGAGCGGCTCATTGGAGGAGCTGGGGGTTGCGAAAAATGGGGTCGAAGATGACCGAGTTTTGTGCAAAAACTGCGCCGACCGGACCACCGAGCGGCAGCAGATAAATACACCCGCAGAACAGTTCGAACGGATGAGAAGAGAGAACCATCCGGCGTTCAGGTGGATGTTTGATGTGGTCAAGATCAAAAACGGGTGGGCACGCGTTGAGTACGACTGGGAAGTTTGCTCAGTGGACAAGAAGCCGTGCCTCATGAACGTGCCACAACGGTGCCCATGGTTTAAACCACAGGGAGCTACACAGTCAGTCGAGACAGGAGAGATCAAGCCATGGTGGGAGTGAACAGGAAACACATCGAGCACAGCCAACAGTCAAAGCTGGTACAAAGGGTCAGAGCGTTTCATCCAGGCGTCATCATCGCCGCGATACCAAACGGAGGCGATAGGAGGCCGTCAGAGCGCGCGAGGCTGGCAGCTGAGGGGGTACTGGCTGGGATGCCAGATATTTGCGTCCTGCGCCCTTCTAGCGGGTTCTGTGGGCTTTTTATAGAAATGAAGACGGAAACAGGGGTCGTGGGAGAGTCACAGCGGGACATTGCGAAGAGGCTCAACGCCGAAGGCTACCTGAGCCTGGTCGCAAGGGGCGCGGACGATGCATACAAATTGATCGAGGAGTACCTAAATGCCAAATGAACTCAAGACCATCAGCGACGTCGCAGATGCACGCGCGATGGAAATGTACAAAAAACAAGAGATGTCAAAGATCAATAAGGCCATCCACGCATTCGGAGGCGAAGCGAGAGTGTTCGATCGAATTGCATCCGGCCAAACGGTCTTGGCACTGTGCAACGAGATTGGGGTTGTTACTGCGCGGTTCTATGAGTGGGCCAACAAGACTGCGGAACGTGCAGAGACTCTCGCACGTGCGCGTGAGGCTGGGGCTCACTCGATGGTCGACGAGACGCAGCAGATCGTCGACAGCGCGACGGTCGACGAGGTGCCGCTGGCCAAGCTGCGTGCAGAGAACAGGTGGCGCATGGCCAAGGCGTTCAACCGAGGGGCCTATGGGGATGCGCAGCCTACCGTGCAGATCAACCTTGGCGACCTGGCGCTTGACTCACTGCGCCGCAGGAGCGTGTCCGTCAACCCCGTAAACGAGCTTGACGACAGGATTGTTGATAACTAGGGATAACTTCTGAGGGGCTGTGGATAAGTGCCGAAAATCTGTGGGTAACTGGTCTTGAGCCTGTGGATAAGTGGCTGCTGTGGGTAAATTGTGGATAACCCCCCCCTTCGCGCATTCGCGGGTGCGGTTGCTGCAAAGTAACCCCACATACACAAAAATCCCCTTTTGAAAAAAAATTTTCAGAAATGCACGAAAGAGCTTGACACGTTACGAAACGGCATGCTGTAATCCGTTTGTCAACTTAAAACGGAGAAACGATCATGACGGTTTACGGTTATTTGAGGGTCAGCACGCAGGACCAGGTGACCAACAGCAGCCTGATGGACCAGCGCCGGGTGGTGAATGGTTTGGCTATGCAGCACAACTTATCTGTGCACACCTTCATCAAGGATGGTGGTGTATCTGGTTCTGTTCCGTTTTTGGATCGTATTCGTGCGCACGGTGTTGAGCTGGTGCGTGGTGATGTGGTGATTGTGGCCAAGCTGGACAGGTACAGCCGTGATTTGGCTGATGCGTTGAACAGCATGAAGTGGTGCAAGGACTCTGGTGTTCGTTTGGTGATCAACGGGCATGGTGATGTGACTGACGAGCAGAACCTGATGGCCAGGTTGATGTTTGAGATCATGGGTGCGTTTGCTGGGCATGAGCGCCGCACGATCCGTGCTCGCACTGATGCTGGCCGTGTGGCCAAGAAGGCGGCTGGTGGTCACATTGGTGGTTCTGCGCCGTTTGGGTATCGGGTGGTGGGGTCTGGCCGTGATGCGGTGTTGGAGAAGGACCCTGTGGCGTTTGCCGCGCTGATGGATGCGGTGACGTTGCGTCATGAGGGCATGAGCCTTCGTCACATATCTGGTGCGTTATTTGAGACGCATGGCGTGAAGGTCTCGCATGAGGGTCTGCGCCGTGCTCTGACTGAATTTTCAACCAAGGAGTAAAAACATGAAACCGTCGCATTTCAAGACACCACGCACACTGGCTGAGTGCAGCTTCACCATTGGCCACTACGCCTACACGCCCCCCAGCAAGGTACCCACCGCCCAGAAGGTGATGGCTGGGATTGGCACTGTGTTCAGCTTCGGCGTGATTCTCGCTGGACTGATGGGGTTCTTTGACGTCTTGGTGAAGTGAGGGGGTGGACATGAACATCGACCGTAAAGTAGTTGAGCATCATGTTGTCACCAGCGACACATCGCAAGAACGTGTCTATGAAATGGCAAAACAGGGACATGACTTTGAGTGCCCACGATGCGGACATTGTTGTCAACAGCGTGAATGGGTTGGGCTGACGGATGAGGAGATTGATGAAATTGATGAAGCCAATTGGAAAGAAGATCATAAAGTTTGGGGGATACGAGAATTTGCCAGAGCCGTCGAAGCCAAACTCAAGGAGAAGAATGCATGAACAAAGAAGACATCATCCGCATGGCACGGCAGGCAGGGTTTCACCTTGAAAGAAACTGGGATCACACTGACTGGCACTCTGCTGGGCACAGCGACCTTTTTGAACGCTTCGCCACTATCGTCGCTGCTGCCGAGCGTGAGGCGTGTGCAAAGGTGTGTGAGAAACTGCGTGACGAAGATGGATATGAAGCGTGGAACACGGAATGCGCCGCAGCCATCCGAGCCAGAGGAGAACAGAAATGAACGACCGTAGTGAAGCATTCAAAGAAGAATTTAAAGCATTGATGGACAAGTATGATGTCATGATGGACTTTATCGACGACCGTGCTAAGGTTGTGTTCTACACAGACTTTGGGCGAGGCCGTGCTGTCACTTTACGATTCGATCGTGATACCGAGTTCTGCGAAGAAGTCAAAAATTGCATTGAGTGAAGGAGAACAGACATGAACAACACAAACACAGGTGGACCAGCGTTTCCTACAGGCATCGTTACGGACGCCAATGGTGTGATCGTTGGTGGTTCTAACGGCATGACCCTGCGTGACTACTTTGCGGCTAAAGCGATGCAAGGACTTCTTTCAGCAACGCTTACACCCAATACGGTTTGGTCTCAAGATGAGGCGGCTGAAACTGCATACAACGTGGCTGACGCCATGCTGAAAGCGAGGGAAGCATGAACATCGACCGTAAAGTAGTTGAGCAGGAGCCGGTTGCGTGGCGCTCTTGGAATGACCACGATGGGTATGGCTTTTGGGAAACAAA